AGGACATGAAGGCACGCGGCATGGCGTCCCCCGACGCGGCAGACGCTCTCGCCTGCACGTTTGCGTATTCCGTCGCACACCGTGAGTCCCGTCAGCCTATGCGAAAAGCCGCATATTCTGATCGAGGCACGGTGCTGAACTCGTGGTTGGGGGCGTAGATGGCTAAGTCGGTTAGTCTATCGGTCGGTCGCGGTGAGAAATTGCCCGTATCTAAAGGCGCTGGTTTGACCGCACGTGGCAGAGCGCGTTACAACCGTGCAACCGGCAGCAAATTGAAGCCGCCTGCGCCGAACCCGAAGACAAAGCGCGATGCAGCGCGTAAAAAGTCGTTTTGTGCGCGTATGGGTCCGATTGCGGCTAAAAGCCCCAAGGGAAGCCGTGCGCGTGCGTCCATGCGAAGGTGGAATTGCTCATGACTAGCCATGCTAAACCCGGTTTGTATCGAAACATCGCACGAAAGAGGGCAAGAATTGCCGCTGGATCGGGCGAGAAAATGCGTAAACCTGGCACCAAGGGAGCGCCGACTGCCAAGGCGTTTCGTGAATCCGCCAAAACGGCGAAAAAACCCGCTAAGAAGGGGAAATAACCATGCCTAAGTACGAATACGCTGGCGTTATGCCGGGATCGGTGACGGTCGGCGACCTGATCCAGAACACTCAGGCGCAGATGAAACCCTCGCGCCTTGCTCGAAGCCCGATGGGGATGCGTAAGCGCGGGATGCAGCAGCCGCAGGCTGAAGCCGTTAGCACAACGGTAAACTTTCGCTCGACGCCGATGAAGACGAGGATGCGGTAATGCCGCTCGTTAAATCCGCATCTAAAGCGGCGTTCCGCAAAAATGTAGCGGCTGAGCGCAAGGCGGGAAAGCCGATGAAGCAAAGTCTCGCCATCGCGTACTCCGTCAAGCGTAAGGCTGCAGCAAAGAAGCGTAAATAATGGCTAAAGACCCGACAGGCATGAAGGGGGCGGCGCAGGTCGCCAACTCCCCGCAATCGCGTGATACGCGTGATGCGGCAGACATCCTCGCGCAGATGCGCGTGCGGATGGAGCAGTCGCTCAACGCTTACAGCGAAACCCGCGACAGCGAACTCGATGACCTGCGCTTTATGGCAGGCTCACCGGATAATCGCTGGCAGTGGCCGCAAGAAGTGCTGGCGACTCGCGGTGCCGTGCAGGGTCAGACGATCAACGCTCGGCCATGCCTTACGATCAACAAGCTCCCGCAGCACGTTCGGCAGGTCACAAACGATCAGCGTCAAAACCGCCCGGCGGGCAAGGTCATTCCGGTCGATGACAAGGCGGACGTTGAAGTCGCCGAAATCTTCGACGGCATGGTGCGGCATATTGAGTACATCTCAGATGCCGATGTGGCCTATGACACCGCCTGCGATAACCAGGTGACGTTTGGTGAGGGGTACGTGCGTATTCTCACCGAATACTGCGACAACGATACGTTTGACCAAGATATTCGTATTTGCCGCGTCCGTAATGCCTTTAGCGTCTACATGGACCCGCATATCCAAGACCCCTGCGGCGCGGATGCCGAGTGGTGCTTCATCACCGAGGATATGCCCAAAGACGAGTTCGAGCGGCAGTTCCCGAACGCAGAACCTATTTCTTCGATCAGCACTCGCGGCGTCGGCGATGAAACGCTCTCGCAGTGGATACGCGAAGATACCGTGCGGGTGGCGGAGTATTTTTACGCCGTTTACGACAGCGTAAAACTACATCTCTACCCCGGTAACGTGACGGCTTACGCGGGTTCACCCGAAGCCAAGCAGATGGAGATGATGGGCTTGAAGCCCGTCCGCACCCGCGACGTTGAAGTCCGCAGCATTAAGTGGATGAAGACGAACGGCTACGAAATCCTTGAAGAAGCCGACTGGCCGGGTAAGTCGATTCCCGTCGTGCGCGTTGTCGGTAATGAATTTGAGGTAGACGGCAGGCTCTTTATCTCGGGCCTCGTCCGCAACGCCAAAGACGCGCAGCGGATGTACAACTATTGGGTTTCGCAGGAAGCCGAAATGTTGGCGCTCGCACCGAAGGCGCCTTTTATCGGCTACGGCGGACAGTTTGAGGGTTACGAGCATCAGTGGAAGACCGCTAATACGACCAACTGGCCGTACCTTGAGGTCAACCCTGACGTAACCGATGGGCAGGGAAGCATCCTGCCTTTGCCGCAACGTGCGGCGCCCCCATTGCCCCAGACGGGGCTGATTCAAGCCAAAATGGGGGCATCCGATGACATCAAGGCCACAACGGGTCAATACGATTCCTCTCTCGGCGCCACGTCTAACGAGCGCTCTGGTCGGGCAATCTTGGCGCGTGAACGGCAAGGCGACACAGGGACATACCATTACGTCGATAACCTGGCTCGCGCCATTCGCTACGTCACGCGTCAACTCGTGGACTTGATTCCCAAAATCTACGACACGCAGCGTATTGCTCGGATCATCGGCATGGACGGCAAGACCGACACCGTGCGGATCGACCCGACGCAAGCCGAACCTGTCCGCAAGATCGTGGACGAGATGGGCATTGTCATCGAGAAAATCTACAACCCGTCCGTCGGTAAATACGACGTTGCGGTCACGACCGGCCCTTCGTACTACACGAAGCGGCAGGAAGCGATGGCGGCGATGGGTGAGATTCTGCAGGCGAATCCGCAGTTGTGGGCGGTGGCCGGTGACTTGTTTGTGAAAAACATGGACTGGCCGGGCGCACAGGAAATTGCCGAGCGGTTGGCTAAGACCATTGATCCCAAGCTCTTGGAAGCGTCGGACGAATCGCCTGCGCTACAGGCCGCGCAGCAGCAGATTCAGGCGATGGGCGCTGAGATGGAGCAGATGTTTGGGATGCTGCAGAACGTGCAGCAGTCGATGGAAGCCCGCGAAGTGCAGGTCAAGGAGTTCGAGGCGCAGGTCAAGGCGTACCAAGCCGAGACGGATCGCATCAAGGCGGTTGAATCTGGCTTGAACGAACAGCAGATTCAAGATATCGTCATGGGCACATTGAGCGGTATGATGTCAAGCGACCAGTTGGTCGCCCCGATGGTTTCACGTGAAACGCCCATGATGGGCGAGGAAATGCCCGTTCCGGGCGGAGAATTGCAATGAAGGCGGCGGACTTCGTAGGCCATTTGTTCCTAGCGCGGGACGTATCCCATAGCGTTCATCTCAATACGCGCTCGTTTGCCAAGCACAAGGCGTTGCAAGAGTTTTACGAGGGCGTGGTCGGCTTGGCCGACGACTTCGCGGAAGCCTATCAGGGCAGACACGGCCTGATTGGCCCGATTACCCTGCAAACCGCCAAGAAGAACACCAACATCACCGAGTTCATTCAAGACTCGCTTGATGAGATTGAAGCAAACCGCTACAAGGTTTGCGAAGAGAAGGACACCGCAATCCAGAACATTATCGATGAGATTGTGGGCCTGTATCTCAGCACCCTATACAAACTGAAGTTTTTGGCTTGAGGCACTAACATGGCTGCATCACTTGGTTTGGTTATCCGGCGCCCGAGTTACGGGACAGCCACGAAAACCGCTTACACCGGCACGGCAGGCTCAACGACCGTACCGGGTTACACCGCATCGGTTCTGCTCTGGTGCAGTTCTGCAGCGTATGTCCGCGTCGGCGGAACGGCAACGACTGGCGATCTGCCCCTGCCTGCCAACGCGCCGATTATCATTCCGACCGACAATACGACCGGCGCCCCCATCACCGTCTCGGCGATTCAAGACACCGCAGGCGGCAACCTTTACTGCATCGCAATGGCGGATTAACCCATGTTTGTCTCATCTCAGACCGTAGACAATCTTGCCCTGCTCGATGTCGCCGCCGTCAACGCGGCGCTCTCGGGCGCGTTCGATGACCGCATCAAGGAACTGCGCGGGCTACTGCAGCAGGTCGCGGCGCAGGACGCCAAGGTCAAAACCCTCGCCGATGCCGAAAAGGTCAAGGCGGAGGCCGACCGGCTCCTAGCCGATGCCCAAGCGGCAGATGCTGCGGCAAGCGACAAGGCCAAGTCCGTCGCTGCCCGTGAGGCGGCGCTGTCCTCTGCCGAAGCCGCGCTCAATAGCGACACCGCTAACCTCAACAACGCGGTCGCTGCACTGGATGCTGACAAAAAGGCATTTGCGGCGGCAAAAGTTGCCGATTGGGACGCTATCAGCAACGCGCAGAAAGCGCTTGCCGACGCGCAGGCCAAGTTGAAGGCCGAGCAGGACGCGCTGGCTGCGGCCAAGGACGCGTTTAACCTCAAACTGGTCGCGCTGAAGGCTTAAAGCCATGGCAAACGCGGTCTATCCGCTTTACAAGCAATCGCTGCTGACGGGCGATACCAACATCAGCCTGACGACGGGGACGGTCAAGGTCGCCCTGTCGTCGGCGGCGTATAGCGCGGCAAACCAGTATTACAGCTCGGTCAGCGCTTCGACCGTGGGCACCCCGCAGACCATCAACAACAGAACGGTTGCTAACGGCTTGTTCGACGGCGATGACGTAACTTTTACCGCCGTGACTGGCTCTACGGTCAGCACGCTGATTCTTTATATCGACACCGGATCGGCGGCGACTTCGCGCCTTGTCGCGTACATTGATACCAACGTGACGGGATTGCCGGTGACGCCTAACGGCGGCGATATCGTCATTACCTGGAACGCGTCCGGTATCTTCCAGCTGTAACGGGCGGGCGCAGTCGTGCCGATGCCCGCGACTGACCCGCTCTGCCAAGAAGACGGCGGGCGAATACTGCTCGAAGACACAGGGCTTTTGCTCTGTGAGCAGTCCACAGGCGACACGCTTGAGCCTGCGCTCTATACCAATACCCAGACGTTCTATGCCGTTACGGCCCGCTCGGTTTACACCCTGCTGCCGTCGCTGTATACGAACACGCAGACGTTCTACGGGCCGTCGATCAGCAAGAGCAATACGCTGGTTCCGGCGCTTTACACGAACGTCCAGACGTTTTATGACGCAACGGTACTGCCGGGCGCAATTACGCTTTCCCCGCAACTTGTCGTCAATGGACAGACGTTTTATAGCGCGACGATTGGCGAATCCAATGCGATACTGCCGCCACTAGTCGTTAACAGTCAGGTCTTCTACAGCCCGACTGTCGAAGGTGGCGAAGGGTCGCAAATCAAGATTTACTACAACATCGGAATGTTCGGCATCGGGCCATTGAACGGATAGCAGGTATGACGCATACTCGCTGCCAGATTGCAAGCCCCGTTGCCGCATTTTAAGCGGAGTAAGTTATGGCCGTTGATAAGAAAATTTCCCAATTAACCTCCCTAGCGCAGGTCGATGTCGCGGCGTCTACAGACGTTCTGCCGATAGTCGATACCAGCGCCACTGAGACCAAGAAGATCACGGTCAGCGCCTTGGTCGGCGCAGGGGCGACGGCAGGGCTAACCAACGTAGACATCAATAGCGGCACCATCGACGGTACGACCATCGGCGCATCAAGCGCCTCGACGGGTGCGTTTACGACGCTCTCGGCTACGGGTGTTACCACGCTTCAGGCAGGCAGCGCATCGGCCCCTGCTGCAACGACGACCGGCGACACCAACACGGGCATCTATTTCCCCGCAGCGGATCAGGTTGCGGTGACGACGGGCGGCACGGTCGCTGCCGCGTTTAACAGCAACGGGTTGTTCTTTAGGAACAGGATTATTAATGGGGACATGAGGATTGATCAGCGTAATGCTGGTGCCAGCGTAACTATAGGCGCTGGAGGCGCTTACACGCTTGATAGATGGGGAGCTTACTCCGTTCAAGCATCTAAATTTTCTCTTCAACAAAACGCCGCTTCAGTAACGCCGCCAACTGGATTTACGAGTTATTTGGGAGTTACATCGCTGTCTGCATATTCTGTTTTGACTGGCGATTATTTTGGAGTATTCCAACGAATTGAGGGGTTGAATACTTACGATTTAGCATGGGGAACTGCAAACGCCAGAACCGTTACATTATCCTTTTGGGTGCGTTCATCATTAACTGGCACTTTCGGAGGGTCTGTTGCCAATTCTGCGTATAACAGATCGTATCCTTTTAATTACACAATTTCGGCTGCAAACACTTGGGAACAAAAATCCGTAACCATTCCCGGCGATACATCGGGAACATGGTTAACAACAAGCGGCCTTGGGATTGAAGTTAATTTTGGCCTTGGAGCGGGAGCCACATATAGTGGAACTGCTAACGCTTGGGCAGGCGCTTGGTACAATCAGCCCACAAGCACCACGAGTGTTGTTGGCACAAACGGCGCTACCTTTTACATCACCGGCGTCCAACTAGAAACCGGCTCCGTCGCCACTCCGTTTGAGCGTAGACCGTATGGCACGGAGTTGATGCTGTGTCAGCGTTACTACGAGAAGTCATACGATCTGGGAACTGCTCCCGGAACGGCAACGGTAGTAGGCGGGTTCACTTATCTTCCGGCCAATACTAATACAGCGTCCACCTTGTATATTGGCGGGACTGTTAAATTTTCAGTAGTTAAGCGAGCAGGGCCTACAATTCGATATTGGGATTGGGCTGGAAATTTGTCTCGCGTTTCTGACCTTACGCTTGGCGCCCTAGCCATAACAAACAACAGAAACACGATATATTTGTTTGACGCAGGAACATCTAACACCAGAATAATCAACACACAAGATGCTCTGACATTTACTGGGTTTTATTGGGATGCTGCTTCGGAGTTGTGATCATGTATAAACAAATAAAAAAAATTGGTGGTATTGATCCGCAAGTTATTATTCGTGTGGCTGATGGCGCTTACATCCCATTTGACCCCGCTAACACCGACTATCAGAAGTACCTAGAATGGCTTGCAGAAGGCAACACGCCGCTGCCGCCGGATGAGGCGAGTACCTAATCATGGCTAACTGGAAGGTCGAAGCACTTTACGTTTCGCAGATTGCCGATCACGCCGATGTCGTGACGGATGTGGCGTGGGCTTGCTACGGCAACAACCCCATGCGCGGCAAACTGGCGCTTAACGCTCCCGGCGAGCCGTTTGTATCGTATGCCGACCTGACCGAATCCACCGTTCTTGATTGGGTATGGTCGAAGATAGACAGAGCCTTTGTCGAGGCCGACGTAGATAGCGCGGTGCCGGTAGTATCGGCTCCCGCAATTAAATCGTTGCCTTGGGCATAACGGAGTAGATCATGGCGGTTATTAAGATTTCTCAGCTTCCTCCGGCAACTAATCCGCTTACCGGATCGGAAGAGGTGCCTATCGTCCAAAGCGGCGTAACCGTCAAAGCAAGTACCGCAGGGTTCGGCGCAAACTTCGTCAACGTCAAAGCCTACGGCGCAACGGGCAACGGCGTCAGCAACGATACCGTCCCCATTCAGAACGCCATCGATGCCGCCTCTGCATCAGGCCGCACGGTGTATTTCCCTGCAGGAACGTATCTTGTTACGCCTGCTACGTTGAAAGATTGGGAAGGCACTCCGCTTGGACAGGGGCAGATTACCTGCGCTTTTGTGATGAAGTCCAAGATGTCGCTTTGGGGCGATATCGGCGCGACGATTAAGCTCGCAGACAACTGCTCGACGCTTGCCTCGCCAAAACGACTGGCGCTCTTTTTCTCCAACGAAGTGCTGACGGACATTTCGTTTTTTGGCCTGACGTTCGACATGAACGGCGCCAACAACCGCATCAGCCCGTCCGCTCCGACGACTTTCAACCTGTACAACCAGGCAATGATTATGTTCAGCGGCACCATAGGCGGTGTCGCGGCGCGTGGCGAAAACGTCAACATTGATAACTGTAAGTTCCTCAATACCGCCGGTACGTCGTGCATCGTCTGTTGCCAGAGCAATACGGCAAGCGTCACGATCAGCAAGAACTGGCGCATTACGAACTGCTTTTTCAAGAACAACGGGCTTGATACCAACGACCACAGCAGCGTCTTTGCATGGGCCGATAACGTCGTTTGCGAAAACAACACGTTTACTGCAAGCACGATGTTCCCAAACGGTATCAGCGGCAACAGCGGTACGTTTGTGGCGTATGAGGTTCACGGACGCAACCAGCGGTTCGTAGACAATCTTGTTGAAAATTACTTCCAAGGTATGTGGGTGGCCTCTAACCTAACCTCGGATGCAGATAACATCGTTATTGCCAACAACACGTTCTCGCCGATCAACTTTGCGGCTATCGACTTTTTCCGTTTTTCCGCTTCAGAGTCAATCATTAAGAAAGTATTGATTGATGGAAATACGATTGGCCTTGATGACTCCGTTCCATCTGGAGTTGTTCCAACATTAAAAACCGGAATTCAAATCGCCCCGTATTACTCGATCTCAGATGTTCAGATATCGAATAATATTGCAAGCAAGATTGGCACTAACAAAGCATCCGCGTTTGTCAATATTGTTTCGCAAGGGGCTGTTGCCAATCAGCCTCACAGCAACATAGTTATTAAAAATAACTATTCCATAGGCTATACGTTTGGCGTAAACCTTAATACAAGCGCTATCAATGGCATGGGCGCTGTTGATATCACGGGCAACGATTTTATTAACTGCTTGCCTGCAACTGCGTTTGCGTTTTCTCAAGGCATTTCGGTTGCCGGAACGACTAGCGCATATAAAAATTTGTTCATCGGCTCAAACTCGTTCATCGACAATCAAGCGGTTCCAACGCAATCGTTTGGTATTCGACTTGACGCGCTGATCACCAATCTGAACGTCAAGCCGCAAAACTACCAAGGCATGGTTGTTGCTAACTATGCAGAGACAGGTAGCACTGTTGTTACTAACCGATATGGCTATTACGAAAACCGTGACTTTACCCCTCAATGGCTGGTGTCAGGGTCTGCCATTACGGTGGGCAACGGGATATCGGTAGGGTTTTACACTATCAACGAAAAGCAGATAACCATTAACGCTTACTTGTCCGTTGGCTCTACTACTTCTTTTGGCGCTGGCGGTAATTTGCAACTTAATTTGCCTACTGTGGCCCCAAGCGATCCTCGCGTATCGCAGTACATGGGATCATGGCGAATCAGTGATGCTTCAGGGCCAACTTTTTATTATGGCTGGTCGGAAATTGATGGCGGCACCAATGTCATTACCTTGCAGGTAAATAATGGCACGTTTGCTACAAGCGGAGCGCCTGTTGTGTTGGCAACAAACGACCTTTTAAGCGTTCAGATTACTTACATGAGGGCGTAATGCAGTTGTTGCATCCACGCAACCTGTGGGTTAAATTCCAACCGTACTGGCCCGTAAGACCAGGTTTCCGAAAGGAATGATATGAGCGACGAAAATCAACTCTCTGAAGTTGTAGCGGCTGAACCCGCGCCGGAACCGGAAGTCACGGCGACCCCGGAACCCGAAGTTAAGGCTGAAGAAGCCCCAAAGCCGGAGGAAAAACCTGCTAACAAGACCTTTTCCCAAGAGGAACTGGACGCGGTAGTGGGCAAGAGGCTTGCGAAGGAACGTCGCAAGTGGGAACGAGAGCAGACACTGAAGGCGCAGACGGTCGAAAAGCCCGTCGCACCGGCAGAGTTGCCTGACAGGGAATCAGACCCCGACGCTTACGCGGAAGCCCTAGCAACCCGTAAGGCCGAGGAACTCCTTGCCAAGCGCGAAGCCGAACGCCAGCAGTACGAGCTTTTGAGTGCTTATCACGAGCGCGAAGAGGCGGCACGGGACAAGTACGATGACTTCGAGCAAGTCGCGTACAACCAGAACCTGCCGATTACGACCGTGATGGCGCAGACGATACAGGCATCGGATGTCGGCCCTGACGTAGCGTACTACCTCGGGTCCAACCCCCGCGAAGCCGAACGTATTTCCCGCTTATCGCCGTATCTGCAAGCCAAAGAGATCGGCAAAATTGAGGCCAAACTTGTGGACAATCCGCCGGTCAAGAAGTCAACCAACGCTCCGCCTCCCATCAAGCCGGTAACGGCCAAAGGGTCTAGCGGTGGCAACGGCTACGAGACGACCGACCCACGCTCTATATCGAGCATGAGTACGTCGGAATGGATCGAAGCCGAACGCCGTCGCCAGATCAAGCAGTGGGAAGCGCAGCACCGTCGTTAAACCTACTTTGGAGTAATTTTCGTGGCTAATAGTATTCTTACAATCGACATGATTACGAGGAAGGCTCTTGAAATCCTTGAGAACAGCCTCGTACTCACCCGTAACGTCAATCGTCAGTACGACGATTCTTTCGCCGTGCAGGGCGCCAAGATTGGCACCACCCTGCGTATCCGTCTGCCGGACCGCGCTCTCGTCACTGACGGCGCCGCCCTGCAGGTGCAGGACGACAACGAGCAGTTCACCACGCTGACCGTCGCTTCGCAGAAGCACATCGGTGTGAACTTCACGACTGCCGAAATGACCATGCAGTTGGACGACTTCGCCGAGCGTGTTCTCAAGCCGCGTATTTCGCAGCTTGCGGCCAGCATCGACGCGGACGTTGCCAATTCGTTCCAGGGCATCTTCCAGTCGGTCGGCACCCCCGGCACGACCCCGGCGACGACCTCCGTTCTGCTTGCTGCTAACCAGAAGTTGAACGAAGCCGCTGCCGTGATGTCGCCGCGTTATGTCACCGTGAACCCGGCTGCAAACGCCGCGCTCATCGAGGGCATGAAGGGTCTCTTTAACCCGGTCAGCACCATTTCGTCGCAGTTCAAGAACGGTATGTTCGGCGAAGGCATCCTCGGCTTCAACGAGTTGAATATGTCGCAGTCGATCAAGCAGTTCACGACTGGCACCCGCACGGGTTCGCACACCGTCACCACGACGGTTTCGACTCAGGGCGCGACCAGCATTGCCATCACCGGCACCGGCACCCAGACGATCAAGAAGGGTGACGTGTTCACGATTGCTGACTGCTATGCGGTGAACCCGCAGACCCGCGAGTCCACTGGCTCGCTGCAGCAGTTTGTGGCGACCGCTGATGCGACGGCTGTGGCCGGTGCGTACACGGTCAACGTCAGCCCGGCGATCTACACCTCAAGCCATGCGCTTGCCACGGTGGATTCGTTCCCGGTTGCTGGTAAGGCTGTGACGTTCCTCGGCTCTGCCTCGACGCAGTACCCGCAGAACCTCGTGTACCACCGCGATGCGATTGCCTTCGCCACGGCTGACTTGCTCATGCCGCAGGGCGTTGACATGGCCTCGCGTCAGGTTCACAACGGTATCTCCATGCGCGTTGTTCGTCAGTACGACATCAACAACGACCGTATGCCGTGCCGTATCGATGTGCTGTATGGCTACTCGGTGATCCGTCCGCAGATGGCTGTCCGGCTCTGGGGTTAATGCCATGAGTTATGTACTCGGCAATCTCCCCAAGCAGGCGGTCATCAGCATTACGCTGTCGCCTTCAGCCGTAGCCGCGAACACCTCTGCAGAGCAGACGTTCACGGTCAACGGTCTAGAGGCGGGGGATCACGTCGCTATCAACAAGCCGAGCGCCCAAGCGGGCCTCGGTATTGTTGGGTCGCGTGTTTCCGCAGCGAATACGCTGGCGATTACCTTTGGCAACTTCACGGCGAGTCCGATTACCCCGACGGCGAGCGAGGTCTACAAAGTCCTCCTAAGCCGACCGGACCGGACGATCACCGACGGCATCATCTAATTTAGGAGTATTGAATCATGCCTCTTCCGAATGGCGCTGGTGGATACCAGTTTAATGACGGCAACGTCGGCGAAGCCCTGCTTTTCTCGCAGGACGCACCGACCGCTCTGACTGCTGCGGCAACTGCCACGGCGGCACAGCTTGCTAACGGTCTTTTCACCTTCAACGGCACGGCGGGCAACCTCACGCTGCCGACGGTGGCGGACCTTGAGGCGGGCATCTCGTCTGCGAGCAAGACCAACGTGGCTTTCGACTTCTACGTCGTGAACATCGACGCGGGCGCGGACGCCATCACCGTGGCAGTTGGCACGGGTTGGACGCTTGTGGGTGCGGGCGCCGTGTCGGCGGGAACTTCGGGTCACTTCCGTGCCCGCAAGACCGGCGACGGCTCTTGGACTTGCTACCGCGTAAGCTAATACTGCATGGCCGTTATCTACCTACGACACGAGCGACACGGTACGAAAGTAGCGTGTTCGTGGCACGAGGCTAGAGACGACATGGAGTGGGGTTGGGAGGAATACAATCCGAACGACCCTGATGAAATGGAGACTCCGGCGCCTTCAGAAATGGAGGCGTCGGAGAATTCCGGTAATGCGTTGAGAGCGACTAAGCGCCGACGCAAGGAGTAGAAGATGGCGACTACCGCTGCAGACCAGATCAACGGGGCGCTGCGTTTGATCGGGGTACTGGCAGAAGCCGAAGCCCCTTCGGCAGCGATGGCGCAAGATGCCCTGACGGCGCTCAATCAGATGATTGATTCGTGGAACACGGAGCGACTTGCCGTGTTTTCCACCATTGACCAAGTATTCAACTGGCCCGCCAGCACCCGCATCCGCACCCTTGGCCCGACGGGCGATTTCGTGGGCGTGCGCCCAATTCAGATTGACGACGCTACATATTTCCGTGATGCCTCAACGAACGTGTCGTATGGCATCAAGATGATTAACCAAGAGCAATACGACAACATTGCGGTCAAGACGGTCACGTCTACTTACCCGCAGATTCTCTGGTACAACGCGACCTACCCTGACATTGAAATTTATCTTTACCCCGTACCGTCACGGGTGTTGGAGTTTCATTTCATATCGGTAGAAGAACTAACGCAGCCCGCTACGCTTGATACCGTGCTGGCGTTTCCGCCGGGCTACCTGCGTGCATTCCGCTACAACCTTGCCTGTGAACTTGCGCCGGAGTACGGCGTTGAGCCTTCGCCGCAGGTGCGCCGTATTGCGATGTACAGCAAGCGCGATCTCAAGCGCATCAATAATCCGGATGACGTGATGGCAATGCCAGCGGCGCTGATGGTCAATCGTCCGCGCTTCAATATCTATACGGGCAACTTCTAATGAAGTCTCCGATTCTGGGTAGCAGCTACGTTATTCGTAGCGTCAACGCTGCCGACAATCGGATGGTGAACTTGTACCCCGAAGTAATTGCGGAGGGTGGCAAGGAGCCTGCGTATCTACA